AGCTTTAACTGCGAAATTGAAATGTAAATTAATTCGTAAAATTCATATTTAATATTACTGAAAACTATATTTATAATAAAATATGAATGGAAATTTATAAAACGACTAATCTAATAAACGGTAAAATTTATATAGGTCAAAGTAAATTTAATAATCCCGACTATTACGGTTCTGGAAAAATTTTAAATTATGCAATAAAAAAATATGGAAAAGAAAATTTTAAAAAAGAAATTTTAGAGGAGTGTCAAACAAAAGAAGAGTTAAATAAAAGGGAAAGGTTTTGGATTAAATATTATAATTCTATTGATAGAAATATTGGTTATAATATTTCTGAAGGAGGAGGTCTAGTTAAACATACGGAAGAAACTAAAAGAAAATTAAGTCGAATGGCAAAAGAAAGATACAAAAATATAAATAATCATCCACGCTATAAAACTAAGCATGCAGATATAACAAAAAAGAAAATGAGTGACAATCACGCTGATATAACCGGAGAAAAAAATCCAATGAAAAAGAAAAAACAAATAGATTATTTAATAGAAAAACATGGCGAAAAAAAGGGGCGAGAAATATGGCAAAATAGGAGTGAAAAAATCTCTCAAAAAATGAAAAACACAAAAAGACCAGATATTTCTTTAAGAATGAGAGAGAACAATCCTTTCAAAGGGAAACAACATTCAGAAGAAACAAGGGGTAAAATGTCACAATTAAAAAAGAAAAAAGTCTTACAGTTTAGTTTAGATAATAATTTTATAAAAGAATGGGAGTCTTTAAAACAAATTTATTTAGAATTGGGTTATCAAGTTACAAGTTGTTGTAAGGGTAAAACTAAAACATCTAATGGATATAAATGGAAATATAAGTATGAAAATTAAATTAAATTTTAAATATGGCCCTGATGGGTTTAAAGTTAAATGTATTACGGAAAACGGTTTAACTGAAGATATTGTTATTTCTAAAGATTCGAAAAAGATTTTTGAATTTCTTGGTTTTGATTATGAGCGCTATCTTAAAGGGTTTGATACATTAGAAGAAATTTTTGATTGGGTTATTAATTCAAAATATTTCAACTATGAAAAGTTTCTTATGGATAATCTTAACCATATTGACAGGAAGAGAAATAAGAAAAGAGCAACTTATCAAAAGTTTTTAGAATACATCAATACAAAAGATTTAAATTCTTTACCTAAGCATGAGTTTAATAAGGAAAAAGAAACATACATTGATATTATTGATAATTATTTTCCGGAAGTTAAATTAGTTGAAAAGTTAGCGGAATTAACAACTAAAGATGCTTATAACAAATTAATTGCTGAAAGGTTCAATGGAAATTTAATAATGGAATGGACAGGGTTAAAAGGTAAAGAATTGGGTGAGTGTATCGTTAATTTTAAAAAGTATATTGAAGTTCAAGGAGAATTGCCTTTTAAACATTGGGTTCTTCAAGTAGATAATATAAAGGAAGAGTTCTTAGCTTGGCTTAAGGAGGGCTAAGTTTTTGTTGAGTTACTCTTTCTGTAAAATTTTTACCTACACCTAATTTAGCCCCTTCTTTAGCGTTTTTTAAATCTTCTTTCTGATCATCTTTTAAAAGCATTCTTGCAGCTTTTATTTCTGATTTGAAAACCATATCACTTCCTAAAGAATGAGTAACTTCTAAAACTAAGTATTCACCATCAAAGAAACCCATTCCTTTTACGAATATTCTTTTACCTGGACCTAACCAAGGATGAGCTATACAAGTAATTTTAACATTTTGTAATTGAGAAAATAAAATTCTTAAATTTCTTTCTCTATCCACTAAAGTAGATTTAGGTTTAAAAGATTCTTGAAAATCCTCTAAAGTAAACTTCCCAGATTTGTTTGTGGATTTGTAAGTTTCAAAATCACTTACATCATAATCCATTTGAATTTTTAAAGCATTAGGTGTTTCTGTTTTTTCTATATTAATAGAAGTAACTAAACTTCCTTGAAACCTATAAGAAAAAACATCCTTTTCAGACATCATTAAATCTAATGCATCTACATATTTTGTTTTAGCATCACCTGTAACTTTTGTTATAGGTCTATAATTGTTTTTTTCATAATCCTTTGTTACTGTTATAACCCAAGCAGCGTTTATTCCTGCTCCTGAACCCGTAGCAGCTGAATTTAATTCACATCCATTATCTTCTAAAACATTTCTTAACCATCTTATAATAGTATCTTCTCCATTTGTAGGTGGGTTTAACATTTCTTTTACATAATCATCTTCAATTTCAATTAAAACTTCGTCAGGGTGAATTGAACCTGTATTTCCGCCTTCCTCTAGCCCTAGAACATAAACTAGATTGCCAAATTCACGAGTATCATATATTTTTTTAAAATAAGCATTTGTAGTTTTTATTTGTGTTGCTCTTTGTTCACTGTTAATTATAGTATAATAATTAGCAACTGTTGTATCCATCATAGCAGTTAATAATAAATCCCCTAATTTAACCACTTTTTTCCCTTTAACTAAAACTCTTAAAGCACGAGCAAATACCAAAGGAATTGATTGAGCTATAGCTCCAGTTGTTCTAAAACTTAATTTTGCTGTCATTGCAGCATTTTCATCTACTTCTAATTCTGGATTTAATATAGATAGTTTCACATAATTCTGTAATAAGAATCCTTCGTTTCGAGATAAAGTTACAGTTCCATTTGATTCGTTATATATTAACCCTTCATCAAATAAGTTATATAATATCTTAGCGGAATCACCTGGACTTAAAGCAGGATTAGGCATACCCATACCATTAATAGCTTGTGTTAACATAACACATGGATTAGCAGGATTTAAGTTAGACTTAATAACTTCTTTGATATCATCTCCAAATAAAGCCCAGCCTGGATGATTCCAAAATAATTGATTTGTTTTATTAGATTTATCATTTGGATCTGGACAACGAACTTGCCATCCATACCTAAACCAAAAATCACCACCTATATTTCCAGGGCGAGCGTCATAAATAAAAGCCCATGGAGAAGCTAAATCAGTAAATTTATTTCCTTGAACATCTTGCAAACTCATAGAAATTAAAGCTATTCCATTTTCACATTGAGCTCCTGCTTGAACTTCTAAATTATTAAATCCAATAGGTCCTGGTTTAGAAGGAACATTTGCTATAGCACCAGGTGATAAAACTAATTGTCCATAAGCGCGAACACCTATATTTCTTTGACTCTTTATAATTATACCTGCTTCAGAAGGTTGACCCATGAAATCAAAATCATCGTGAAAAGGATCTAAATTAAATAAATCAGCAATTCCGGTAGCATTATTAAAAGCATTTCTCCCTACTTCAGTTCTTGATACACTAGGAGGAAGTGATTTGGCATAATCAAAAGCTTTTTTATTAATAATCCTTTCAGCAAAGGATTTAGCTTGTTTTTTTAATTTTTGTTTTTTAGTAACTTCATCTTTATTATTTATATTACTTTCCACTTCTTCGTCTTTTGTTGAATCACTTTTATATTCTGTTCCAGACTCATCTAAAGTAATAGCAGGAATTAACTCAACAAAAGGATATATACTTTGAGGTGTATAGCGAGTTCCTAAATATAACAAGAATTGTTTTAAACTTATCCAATCACAATCTTTAGGAGAAGTTCCTTGCCCCCAATTTGCCTCTACATCTGATAATTCTAAATTAGCAATATTGTTTAAGGCTTGTTGAAAAGTTTTCTCCCACGTTCTAGTAGCTTTTTCTTGCTCCTCTGTTTGTTCTTCACCAGTTTTAGTTGTTGTTAATTGTCCACTAACTTTATCTTCACTAGAACCAGCAGACGGAGGGTTTGTTGAACCGCCTCCAGTTAATCTCTTATCATCCCACGGATGTGTTATAGTTCCGTTGTTAGGAGACCATAAAACCATTTTTCTTTGTGTAGTTTTAGCAGGGTCATAACTTATGTGAATAACACCTGGATAGGGTTGTGTTTTAGGATCACTGAATTCCCATATCATTTGATCATAATCAAATATTCCAGGATTGTCTTTAATAAAGAAAAAGAGATCTTTATTTAATTGCTTTCCTTCTTTATGAGTAATGTCTACAGCTTGACCAACACCATGTTGTCTTTTTCCTATAGGTTCTTCCCTAAAACAACTATTAATTAAATATTTTCCTCCATAACCATTATTATCTAAGGGGGTTAAAATAGTTGAAAATAATTCTTTTAAATTATTATAATAAGAAGAGTCGAAAGTTATAGAACTGGTTGATAGTTGGCCTCCAGGATATGATAAGAGGGCGTTTCTCCAACGCCAATAATAAGAACCTGGAACATATTGCTCCAATTGAGCGTTATTTAAAGTAATACTTGCCATTATACTTCATCTTCAATTCCAAATTGTTCCCAAACTCTAGACAAAGGAAAAGGAATATTCAATTTTGTTCCTATAGGAATTTGCCATTCAAAATCAAAAGATGGATTTCCGCACATAATTACCCAACCTAAAGAAGTGTTTTTGTAATATTTGAATGCTAATTCATCAATATTTTCTCCATTTTTTAAAACATGAGGAATATCTGTTATAGCAGGAAATATTTTACGCGTTGGTTGAATAAATGGATATTTGTTATATCGACTAGGCACTTAACCTCCTTATTTAAATTAAATATAACAATAGAATAATTTTTATATAAAAATTTAATTGTTTTAATGAGTTGTATTAAACTCTAATTGTTTTTAAATAGAAAGAGGTTTCTCTTTCAAGAAACCTCTGTAGAACTAATCTAATTGTGTTTTAACTAATGTTATTTCTTTTATAACTAATAATTATTAAAACTCTAAATTTTTAATTTGAAACCTCTATAAGATATTTTATTGTAACTTGGTTTGTATTATAAACAATAAATTCTTCATTTTGTAAAAAACCACCGCTTGGTTTAGCGTAAACACTATCATAGCTTCCTAGTTTTTGTATTTTTTCAAAACACAAAGATGAATCACTAGCATGTGTGATATATTGTTTTCCTATATGAACTTCAAACAAAGATAAAAAAGCCTTGTTGTCACTCCCTGACGCCCAATAAGAACCACTTAAAGAAGTATAACCTATTGATTTTTGCGCCTTTGAAGCAAAATATATACCGTCTCCGAATGCGCTTCCTGTATGAACAGCTCCGGCAGGGCGAATAAGTAAACCAGATTGAAGAATATTAAACCAATTGGCATTTCTCGAACCATGGAAATAAAGAGCAGTCTTTTTATTTTTAGCGTTTTTAAGATTTACATCAAACTTACTTTGTGTTTTAGTATTTACAACTTCATAAACATTTTTCATTTGATTTGCGTTAGGACCCATAAGAGTTTTAATTTCATTGAGAATGTTTTTATCAACAACAGCAGAAACTTTTAAACCCATTTGAGAAAGAAGATCAATTTTTGAAGCGTTTGTACCTTCATTAAGTTTATTTGCTTCTCTTTGCTGTTTAATAAGTTGAACCTGACCAGCCATTGTATCAAGAGTATTTTGTTCGTTACTCATTACTCGTTGAGCTTTTTCAAGATTGTATTTATCCGTTAAAGAAGGAAGAAGATGATTACGTACATCTTTCATTGCTCTTGGAATGACAGTATAAAGGCGAAGAAGCTTGTTATTAATTTCCGAAATATTAGCTCCTATTTTAAGTGCATTAGTAATTTCATTAACTAACGACTGAGCAGCATTAACCTGAGCTTCGGTTACAGATTCTTGTGTAACCTTATAATTCTGTTTAATTGATTTATTAGCATAAGCCATTAAATCATCAAACAAACGCTTTACCATATTATCCTTAATTTCTACAACTTCACCTGAAGCGGTTTTAGTATCATTATCTATAGGAGTTGCTTCAACGAATAATTCAGTCTGGTCAATATAACCTTTTTTAGACCCTGTTTTTTCGCGATAAGTAGAATCAAATTCGCTTGAACTTATAATAGTAATTTTAGGTGCTTTTCCAACCCTTCCCCATTCACAACGAACTGTACCGTCGGATTGTTCAAAAAGGTTGTAATATTTATTGCTATTTCCCGTCATTCCATTGTCAACTGAAACATGTACCAGTTTTGCAATTCTTAAACCTTGTTCGTTCTTTATCATAAACTTTTGTTGTTTAAATTATATTCTAAAGATAGTATAAAAATACCTAATTTCCAAATAAAAACACAAAAAAAAAGAGTCTTTTTCAAGACTCTTTCATTATCAAGTAATTAGAAGTTTTATTTAACTCTTGCTGCGCGAGTATCAACGATAGCCACGCTTACTGTTTTTGAAAATGCATTACGAACTTCATCGCGAGTGTAAATTGCGTCGTAATACTTTATAACACAATCATCACAATCAGTAACTCTCCAATCTCCAGGTTCAGCGCGAGTAACACTCTTTTCTTTTACATAAACCGGATAAGGATCACCATCTTCGTCTTTGTGTATGATTTTCACACCTTCAGGTTCAACGGTGTCGCCATCATCATCATCATCGTCGTGAATATCTCCGATGTATTCGTCAAGAGAATATTCGCGATAATTACCATTTTCATTAACTTCCCACCCTTCCTCCTGTGCAATTTCATACATAAGTGCTGATACTTCAGCTTGTTTGGCAAAATACCCTTCAGCTCTCAAAGCTTCTTTTACTTCAAGAGTTGTAGTTTTTCCGTTGTCTTTCATGAGATCAATTGCGATTATAAGAACCGCTACTTTTGTCAGATTTTTCATATCAATTAAAATTTAGTTTAACAATTATACTCTAAAGATAAGGTCTTTTTACCTAACTTCCAAATTTTTTAGATTATATTTTTTTAGTATTTCAATTCTAATGTTAGTTAAAGAAAGCCAATCTTCACAACTGTCCCTGTCTGTATATTCCACTAAAACACCTTTTTCCTCTAATGAATGTATAAATTTTGTGTCAGAATATTCGCAATTCAGCGCTTTTGAATTCCAATCAATGTTTTTAAGAAAAAAAAACTTCTTCGTCTGTTAATTCTACTATCACATTAAATTTTTTCATAAGAATTAGTTATTATTTGTTATCCTACGTATGTTTCAAGAATTATTCCTTTCGAACGACATAAATCAGCCCACTCACCATTACAATAACTTCTACCATGTAATGCTTGGTTAAATTCGTGACATAATTTAGTTATCAACTCTTCAATATCTTGGTTTAAGTCAATTAGTTTTTCATATTGATATCTTCCACATAACACACCATCTTCATATAAGTGTAATTCGCTTTTTGCCCTCGTTTCTAAATCTACATAACATTGAGCTTTTTCACTATTGTAGTGCATTGATGTAGAAACCCCTTTCTTTGCCAATGCCTTCATAATACCTTGTATTTCCATATTACTTGTTTTTAATTTACAGATTAAGTTTTAAAATCTAAAGATAATATAATTAAAACAAACTTCCAAATAAGAAAGCAAAAAAATATATTTATTATATAATGTATACCAAATATATTATTTAAATTTAATAAAATGAAAATTGTTTTTATATATGAATTGATTGATCCAATAACTGATGAAACTCGCTATATAGGTAAAACAAATAATATAATAGGAAGGTTTTCAGGTCATTTAAATGATAATTCTTTTACATATAAGGCTAATTGGATTAAATCTTTAAAAAAAAGAAACTTAAAACCTATATTAAATATAATTGATGAAGTAAATAATGAGGAAGCGGGTTATTGGGAAATGTTTTATATTAGCTTATACAGAAGCTGGAATTGTAGGTTGACTAATGGAACACGTGGTGGAGAAGGTGGAAGTACTAATAAAGGAAAAAAATTTTCCGAAGAGTGGATAAAAAACCTAAAACTGGGAAAAGGCAAAGAATATAAAGAATTAAAAAGAAAAAGAAAAATTAAAAGTTTAATTGAAAGGTTCATTAA